CACCTGTTGGTGTCGCTTCTGTTTCCATTCGGAATCCTCTCGGTTGTTCCTATAAAGGACATGTAACTGTCCCGTTACATGTTGGGCAACTCTACTCCCATCTGGTTTTGTAGTTGCGCCAACAGTTCAGGAGGCACCCCACCGGTTGCCTCAAAGACCTGACTTGGTACTGGACCCGGACCCATGCCGCCACCCATAGGGGGTGGGGGCATACCGGGTTGACCGCCGAATGGATCTGGGGCCGCTCCGGCTTCCGCCTGCGCAGCCTCCATATCTTGTGGTGTCTGCTGCTGGATCAAAAACTTCTCAGCGTCGGTGACGCCGAACCCGTACTGAAGAACATGTTTGACCAGTTCAGCCGGGTCAACAACAACGCCTACAAGCGGGGCCAAGGCGTTCATCAGCGAAATGGCTTGCTGCCGTCGCGCTGTCTCATTGAGCGGCTGCATCGAACCGCCCTGAATGTTGAAGTCGTATTCCCCAACGATGTCGTCACGCGTGTAAGCGATGAAATATTCTTCTTCGTCTTTGCCGGTGACACGGATCATTTGCGCTTCGGTCATGTACTGCTGCATGAGTTGCATGACCATGCGAGCCACGGTGGACACGACGAGTTCCACCGTGGCGAGTTTGTCCGCTGCGCGGGCGTTGCCCGCATCAGCGATAATGCTTGCTTCCGTAGCGGTACGTCGGATCTCCGGCATTTGACCACGCGAATACTCGGATACGCCTGACACCGTGTTGATGTCGGCCTCAATGATCTGAGACTGCTGGTAGATTTCTGGCGACAACGGTACCTGCGGTAGCGGGATTACTACGCTGCTCAGATCCCGGTTCTCGTCAATGACGGGAACGAACCGACCATCCTCGTCGGATTCTAAAGCCTCCCGGCCTTCTGGACCGAAAGACCGCTCGTGGTACAGGTATTTGCGGGCGTAACGCTTCCGGTGGTTCACCATCTGCGTTCGTGTCTTGTTTAGTTCCTCCTGCAACGATTCGATCTGAGACAAGTCACCCATCGGGTAGAACGTGTCGGGAACGTCGTAGTTGCGGAGCATCACGAACGGATGCCCAAACGCATACGGCATCGGGGTGGGGTCCAACAAATAGTCGTCGCCTGAACTAGCGCACACCGACAGGGTGCCCCGGTCGATGTCGTAGTATTCGTAGATGCTGACCCGTTCCGCTAGGTCCGCGTACTGCTCACGTTCCGTGTCGTTATCCCACCGGTAACGCACACCAGCGTCAGCGGTGAGTTGCCTGCGCACACTCCCCTTGAACCGTTTGTCTTTCTTGACCTCCGCCAGCGGGCGCACGATACGCTGAACAACCCACTTTGCGTCCTCCAAGCAGGTGGCTTCCGGGTCCACCAGCATGTCGAACGGGCTGATCCGCTCCACGAAAGCCTGATCCTCCACGACCTCCATAGCCGTAGAAGGAACCCCAGCGATAATGTCCTCGTCGGAAGGCAAGTCTCCGGCCATCGACGGATTCGCGTAAGCGAAATCCTGAACTTCCAACGCTGCGTTAGCGATCTCCAAGTCCTGCTGACCGGCAGTCAGCGGGCGTTCTTCCTCCACGAACCGCCAACCGACTTTGAGCCAGCCGTGCCCGACGATCAGGAAGTCCTTTACGGCCCTGCGGAAAGGCTTCCGGTAGTCGTGGTGCCGCCACAAATAGTTGATGACCGCTTCCACGAACACGGCGCGATCCTCGTCACCCTCCTTGTTCGCAGTAACCGTGATCTTCGGATGGTTTACTGCTACTGAAGGAGCGATGACGTTGATCGTGCTGAACGCGAGATTGACAGAAACCCGGTCGTAGCCGACGTTACCGGCGTAGCCGCCACGGTCACCGAAATAGGTTTTGCCACGGTACATGTCGATCATGCGCCGCCACATCTGGTCGTAGCCCTCATCGACCCGCCAACGGTGGGTTTTTTCGATGCGTTCTTTGACCTTGGCGAACCGTTCGGCTTTTGTTTCTCGCGCCATCAGGCAGGTGCCCTCTCAATGGTTCGTCCTGCCGCCTGTGCTTCGGCAATGATCTTCTGCTCCCGCTCACGCAGGGTGAGATGCTGCTCGTCGTCGGGGACGCACCGTTCCCGGTACCCCCGCCCGACCTCTATCCGCAGCCCCAGTAGTTTCTGCCGCCAATCCCACAAATCATCCATTTCCGCACAGGAAAGGGGACCACGCAGATCCTCCACGTACTCGCGGAACTCTGCGTATGTGGCGTCAGGAGGAAGAATCAACTCGGATGGTTGGCGCTGTCTGGCATTTTGGAACCCGGTTCAACCTTGCCGGTAATACCGTGCTGGTTGAACGGCGTCGTGCGCGGTGTGCGCTCGTTGCCGATGTACCGCGATCCTTCACCTTCAAGGCGAACCTTACCCGACTGCGGGCCGTTCGACTGAGGGGGGCCGTTGTACAACTGGGCGGTATTCAACTTAGGGTTCGCACCCATCCCAGAAGCATTATACTTATTTGGCTTACTCATGCAGGACGCTCCATTCGTCGGCTATGTCCTAAACAAATACTCAAGGTGTCCCACGGAACGTGTTCAAACCGATGGTATCAGCATTAGGAACCTCGCTGGGTATCTGCCGTCGCCACCAATCAAACGTCCACGTATCATCCACCTTCTGAACATACTCCGGTACGAAAGCATACTTGCGCATCTGATTAGCCAAAGCCAACGCCATCACCCGGTCGTCATACGGCGAACCAGACATCGAACCCCGGTCGTTGCGAACAAAAGTCCGCAACTCAGCCATCGTGTCCTTGCACCGCAACATCAACTCTTCGTTCTTCAACGCCATACCCAAATCGTCAATCATCAAAGGTTTGGATGTACGCGTCGTTTTCCACCCGAACTCCTGAGACATCCGATTCGTTTCCTTATTCAACGAGCGCTTACGGAACAGGTTCGGATAACCCAACTGGCGCAACTGCGTAATCGTCGTCAGCCCGTGGTTGTTGGACTCCACGCAACACAGGGCGTTCCCATACCAGATTCCAATGTTGTAAACCTCGTAAGCCAACTCGTCCGGTGGGATACGCCCATGCCAAATAGCGACCTGCTCGCCCTCTTTTACATCAATGACTTGAACACACGAATAGTCGCCGTGCCCCAAACCTTCAGCCGTGTCCACACCAAGCACATAACCACTCCACCTCTCAGGACGTTCCCACACGGTCAGCATCGGAACTCCAAAACATTCTTCTGAAGTTCGTGAAGATAGCCTTGCTCACCCTCTCGCAGATGCACAGACATACCATCAAGAACGTCAAGATCGAATACAGGGTTCCCAGAACGAACAAATGCCTCTTCGGCACTGGACGGATACTCCTGTGAGAGTTGCCACGGGAGCATCGATTTACATTTACCCTCATACCACGACTCGTCCCGGTCCTCAGATGCCGACCACGGGAAAAACATAGCATCGAACTTGTTGTTACCGGTAGTAGCACCCGTCCACAAATGGTGAAAAAAGTTACCTGAACCATTCGCCGTAGATAACCCAATAATCCGCCCTCCGACATCAGCCACCGGCTCTATAGAAGCCCACGCTTCCTCAGGATTCGGAAGGAACGCCCATTCGTCAACCACAACCAACGAAGCCGACTCGCCACGAGCAGGATCGGATGCCGAAGGCATCGAAGTAATCTGGCTTCCATTGCTAAAAACCATCCTCTGCTGATGTTCAACCATCGACTCAGGGCCACGCTCCAACATCCACAACGGCATGTGCTTAAACCCGTACTTCGTTTTGCGCAGCAGCAGCACAGCCTCCCGCTCTGTACGCGACAAATCAATAATGTTCTGATCCGGGTGAAAAAACGCGAGCCAAAACTGGTGAGCAGCGATCAACGTCGTCCACCCGATCTGACGGGCCTTCAACGTCAACGAATAACGGTTATCAGCCCAACGCCGTAACGCCTCAGATTGTGCGTCCCTCAGTTCAAACAAGATCCTGCCGTGAGCAGGATGAGCAATATGCCAATACTTGCGTAAGAAATGCGACTCATCACGCGCGCACTTACGCCATTCGGCTTCCTGTCGGAGTTCGCTGACACGGCTCATCACCTAGTCGCACGCTTCGCACACTTCGATATCGTCCAAACTGCACTCCAAAGGTTCCTCGTCGTGAAACGGGTCACCCCACGGCCCCAAAACAGGGCGCTCCCCAAACGCTTCTTCCCGCCACGCAAGTTCCTCATCATACGGAACCCACTTGTCGCCCGACAAGACATGCCCCGGCATTACTTACGCTTCTTAGCGTGAGTAACCTTCTTGCCGGTGCGCTTAGCAGCAGCCTTAGCAGCAGCCTTACCCTTAGCAGTATACGAATAATGCTTATTACCGACCCTAGGCACTCTCCACCATCCTTAGTTCAATCACCTCAGCCTCCAAAGCGGAAGCCAACTCCTCATCACTAAAAGCCGCGATGTCCCGCTCATCCTCCACCACAACCTTCCGGCGCGGAGTGAACTTCTCAATGTACTGCAAATACAAAGACGCAGCCTTCACATCGCCAGCACTAGCGCGCTGCCAGAGCGAATCGATCACGCTCTGAACCCTTTCAGGGTTGATGTTCAGTTCAGCCGCGCGACGATCCCACTCTTTGATGAACCGTGCGTCGCGTTTGATGCGACGCAACGAGTCCTCGTGCATGTCGTTTTCGGCTGCCCACTCACGTTGAGTTCGTGGTTCCCGGTCTGGGCCGCGAAGAAGCCAGTCAAGAAATTCCTGCCAGCGAGCAGGCATGACTTTCTCGCCTGATTCTTCATCCCAGCCCCAGCCGGTACCTCCACCGTTCTGTGGCATGTATGCGCTCCTGTGTTTGGTTTCCATAAAGAACCCTACCTGTCCCATTCGGGCATCTGTGGAATAGATGTCAGATATCTGTAAAAACTGTGGGACAAACAGGCTTTACTACGGGAGGGAGAGGGGGTACTAAGTCTCATCCCCAGTCCCTCAGACTGGGGATGGTACTAAGTTCCCTTAGACGCATACAGCAGCGAGAGTTATATCCACTCTGTATCGGCCCTTGATATCTATACATACAATAGAGATCGACCGGCACCCCCCGTAGGGGGGTGGGGAGGACCAGTCCGGGGGGCTTAGCGCGCACGCGCAGGGATTCCCGTAGGGAATCCGATCATTCCAGCCGAAAGCCTCGCGCCCGCGCGCAGTTCTGTGCGCATTATGCGGGCCGGAACCGGGCAGGCGGGCGAGGCAAGCAACCCTTCAAGTTACCCCGAAGGGGTAAGGGGGGGGGTCTGGGAACTTTGGGGGTGTATTTTCCCCCCTTTCTGAAA